CGCGCCGCGATTCTTCGCGAAGTGGCTAAAGGTTTGCAAATGCCACTGGATGAACTTATTCCATCTAAAGAGAAAAACGCTTTGGCAATGAGAGCGGCACAGTCGCAGCAACAACCTGCGCCTACACCGACTCAACCAGACGGTTCTCCCAAAGGTGGACAAGAAGGTAATCTAGTGTCCGGTGCTGGGGGGAGGGCCACATGATTAAGCCCGATCCTAAAGTCGTAAAGGCTCTTGGCATCGCCATGCGTCAGTATCCAGAGATTCTGGACTGGCTTAGAACATGGCGCTATCACGAGTTAGAGCAACTGCCTAGCGCTATCAACAACCCGGCACTCTTACAAGGGCGGTGTCAGGTATTGGGTGAACTATACAAGTTTGCCAAAGAAGCCCCTGAACTAGCGGCAAAGTCCTAACTGATATGACTCGCCGTCTAATCCACGCACACCGATAGGAGCGTTTTATCATGGCACTACCAGAGCAAATTCGTAAACAGACCGAGGCCGTACAGGAGTTGTATAAGCAACTCAATGGCGATGAAAACAATGGCAACGAGGCGACCCCTCCTGCCGATGGCAACACTTCGCCTCCTGAGAACACAGCACAACCCGCACCCGCCGACGAGAGCGCTGTATCGAATAACGCTGCTCAACCGCAGGGGAATGAGCAAACCCCCAGTGGTACAGGCCAAGAAGATGACCCCAATTCTGAGACTTATGCTCAGAAATGGCGTACTTTACAAGGTATGTACAACGCCGAAGTTCCGCGTCTGCACTCGCAGAATCGTGAACTAAATGGTCGCGTACAACAGATGGAGCAATTGCTTGCGTCTCTTTCGCAGCAGTCCTCTCAACCGGCACAGCAAACTCAAGTTGCACCATTAGTAACTGAGAATGATGTCCAAGAGTATGGTGATTCACTTGACGTTATGCGTCGTGTGACTCGCGAGGAACTCTATCCGGTTGCTCAGAAGATTGCTCAATTAGATCAAATCATTCGCTCGTTGCAAACCAGTGTCGTACCTCAGGTACAGGCAGTGGCGCATCGACAAGCAATGACAGCCGAGCAACAGTTCTGGTCTGACTTGTCAAGTGCGGCCCCCAATTGGCGCGAAATTAACGATGACCATGCATTTCAATCATGGTTGTTGGAGATTGATCCGCTAACTGGAATTAGCCGTCAGACTTACCTTGAGGATGCCCAGCGTATCCTTGATGTACGCCGGGTTGCTAGTTTCTTCCAAACTTGGAATGAGTTGACTGGCAAAGCCAATGTTGCTCAAAACACTCGTCGGACAGCGACTGCTTCAGAGTTGGAGCGTCAGGTTGCACCGGGTCGTTCAAAGAACACCGGAACACCTGCGAACAACAATGCCAAGACATACAGCCCTGATGACATTAAAGGTTTCTTTAATGATGTTAGGTCTGGTAAATATCGTGGCCGTGAAGCAGAGCGTGACCGCATTGAACGCGACATTTTCGCTGCACAGCGAGACGGTCGCATAACTGTTAACGCTTGATTAGAGGAGTTTTATCATGGGATTTCCCGTTTCCACAGGCCGCCCGAACTATTCGGGTAACTTTATTCCTGAGATTTGGTCAGGTAAATTAATCGAGAATTTCTACGACGCAACTGTGTTGGCTGCTATTTCCAACACTGATTACGAAGGTGAGATTCGTAACATGGGCGACACGGTTAACATCCGTACTACCCCTGAAATTACCATCAAGACCTATGTAAAAGGTCAAACCTTGTCAGTTGAGAATCCTGACAAACCTAAACTGCAACTCGTTATCGACAAAGGCGAGTACTTCGCTTGCGTTGAGGACGATGTGGATAAGGTTCAGTCGGACATCAACCTGATGGACACTTGGTCAAAAGACGCTTCTGAGCGTATGAAGATCAAGATCGATCAGCGCGTTCTGACCGACATTCTGCCGGACATTTCTGCTGACAACAAAGGTGCAACCGCTGGTCGCATCTCCAACAACATTGACTTGGGTACGACTGGTTCGCCTATCGCTATCACCAAGACCAACGTGTTGGAGTACCTTGTTGACATCGGTACTGTTCTTGATGAAGCCAACTGCCCTGAAGGCAACCGCTTCGTAATTATTCCTGCCAAGATGGCCGGTATGATTAAGAAGTCTGACCTTAAGGATGCTTCTTTGACTGGTGACAGCGTGTCCATTCTTCGTAATGGTCGCCTTGGCATGATCGACCGTTTCACGGTTTACATGAGCCACAACCTTTCTGTTTCTAGCGGCAAGTTTAGCCTTGTTGCTGGTCACAAGATGGGCTTCACCTTTGCTTCGCAAATGACCAACATGGAAACCATTCGCTCTGAGTCCACCTTCGGTAACATCATCCGTGGATTGCAAGTGTATGGCTACAAAGTGGTCAAGCCTGAGGCATTGGCTCAAGGCATCATCACTCTGTAATTAATGGGGGCTTCGGCCCCCGGACTTAACTTTTAGGAGAATTAACATGGCAACATATACCGACTCTCTCGGTTTTAACAAAGGCACAGCCGCTTACCCGGCGAATGACCTTAACAAGTCCGTCCGTGTGGAAATGGTTCTTGATTTCCCCAAGATCATTGCTGCGCGTTCTGCTGCTAGTGCAACTGCTCTTGCTGCATCTGACGTTTTGGAAGTAATTCCTGTACCTGCTGGCACTATCGTGTCTAACGTAGGTATGGAAGTTACCACTGCGGCGGGCGTTACCAGCACCATCTCTATTGGTGATGGTGGTGCGGCTGCTGGCTATCTGGCTGCTACTACAGCAAACTCCACCGGTTTCTCAGGTGGCGTTCCAGTTCTGTCGTCTGGTGCTTTTGCTCCTACCTTGAGTGGTGGCAAACTGTACTCTGCTGCTGATACTATCGACATCACGATTGGTACTGCTGTACCAGCCGCCGCTGTCGTACGTCTCTTTGCAACTTTTACAGACGTTAACGCTAACTAATGGCAATAGGATGGGGGCTTCGGCCCCCTCCTTTTAGGAGAACAATATGGCACGCGATACAACTTCAGTACATAGTAATACTGACGCAATACTTCATACTGGGCAGATTAGGTTGCTCGGCGTGTTATACACATCTTCTGGTGGGCAGAACGTAGACCACATTAAGATATACGATGCACTTTCGGCTACTGGCTCTGTAAAACTAGAGTTAGATACTACCAAGCAAGGTATTGTAGATTTTCCTATCCCTGAGGGTGGGATGATTTTTGGTACAGGAATTTATTGTGACATTGGTGGGGCAACGTCCATTACAGTTCTTCTGAGAGACTAAAATGGCTAAGGTCATTAAAAAATCTGAGATGGCATGTAACTCCCCGAAAAAGACACCGGGGCATGCTACTAAGTCTCATGTAGTTAAAGCCTGTGCTGGAGGCAAAGAGAAGATTATTCGCTTTGGTCAGCAGGGTGTAAGCGGCGCTGGGTCTAGCCCAAGCACGCCAAGTGAGAAGGCGCGGCAAAAAAGTTTCAAAGCCCGCCATGCAAAGAACATAGCCAAAGGCAATATGTCTGCGGCGTACTGGGCGGATAAAGTGAAATGGTAGCCAAGACAAAATCCAAAGTAAACGCTGCTGGCAACTATACTAAGCCTGAGTTGCGTAAGCGGATTGTGTCGCAGGTTAAGGCTGCGGCGGTTCAGGGTACGGCTGCTGGTCAGTGGTCAGCCCGTAAAGCGCAGTTAGTGGCTAAGAAATACAAAGCGGCTGGTGGGGGGTACAAAGATTGAAAGCCCCGCAAAAGTCCCTTAAAGATTGGGGTGACCAGAAATGGCGCACTAAGAGTGGTAAACCGTCAAGTAAGACTGGCGAGCGGTATTTGCCAGAGGCGGCAATTAAGTCATTGACCCCCGCAGAGTATGCGGCAACGACCAAAGCGAAACGCGAAGGTAAAGCAAAAGGTCAACAGTTTGTAAAGCAGCCCGCTAAAATAGCGGCTAAGACGGCTAGACATAGATAGGAGAATTAAATGGCACGTTACCTACGAAATACTAAAGATGGGTTTATCTACGATTGGACTCCCATCCTTGCTGAGAACCCCTTGTGTGAAGAAGTCACAGAGGAGGAAGCATTTCCTGAGAAGTTCGTTCCTAAGAAACAGAAAGGCCGTAAGTCTGGCTTGGCATTGGAAACTCCAGTTGACGAGATCCCTGAGGCTCCAGTTGTAGAAAACGAAGAACTCAATGCAGATGCATCTAAGGGATTACCCGAATGATACTGAACGATGTAATCACTGAGGTTCGCAGGATCCTCCAAGACATCAACGCACCACAGCGTTATAGCGATGCGGTGCTGTTGGGCTTTGCCAATCAGGCACTGAAGCGGATTGCTGTCTTGCGTCCTGACCTCTTTGCTTACATAGGGGAAATCCCTACTACGGCAGGGCAAGTTCTTCAGTCAGCCCCATCTGATTCCATCCGAATCATGGAGATTTTCCAAGTCAAAGATGGTTCAGGGATTACTGAAACTAATCGTGAGGCACTAGATCAAACTTATCCGACATGGATGAATGATGCGGCCGCTGCAACAGTTAACTGGATGCGGCATACCCGTAACGCCAATCGGTTCTTTATTTACCCAAAAGCCCCCGCAAGTCAGGTACTGATCGGGGAATACGCTCAGACACCGCCGGTTTACACAGGTTCACAAACCGTAGCCTTACTGTCTGATGCCTACTTCCCTGTCGTTATTGATGCGACGGTGTTTATCGCTGAGTCCGTGGACAATGAGCATGTCAACTCCAATCGGGCGCAGTTGTTCCAGCAGTCCTTTACTCAGGCTTTGGGCGTTAGCGCTCAAGGTCGTGTCATTACTGACACTGAGGAAGGCGGGCTTACTAACGAGCAGGTGATCTAATGGCTACGCGTACATTCCTTTCCCTTGTAAATCGGATAGCCCCAAGTGTGCCGGGTTGCCCGCAGCCAATCATCCAGCAATATGTTCGTGATGCTGCGATTGAGGCGTGTGAGCGTACGCTTGCGTGGCGTTACGAGCAGCCGTTGATCCGGCTGACACCCGGCGTGTACGAGTATCCATACACTAATCCGTTACAGACTGAAGTCCATGCGTTCCTGACATCGAGTGTCAATAACGAGAAAGTGGATCCTGTAACTCTTGAGCAGTTGTACGCTGCTTACCCTGACTGGCCTAGTAATGACCCAGAAAAACGGGCTACTCCCCGTTTTATTTGCCAGTTAGACCCAGATAACTTTGTTCTTGCTCCACTACCTGACGCAACGGTGAACTATGATCTGAAGATGATCGTGGCTCTAAAGCCTTTGCGGACATCTACTGGCATGGATCAGAATGTGTTTGACGATCTTGAGAACGTGATTATGCATGGTGCGTTGCAGCACTTATTGGTACTACCAGATAAGAACTGGTCAGACCGCGAGTTGGCTTCGTACCATTCTAGGCAATACCTTTACAAGACCACAGAGCGTAGAGCAAGGGCAAATTTAGGTGCAGCCCGTGCGTCGATGTCTGTACAAATGAACCCATTAGCGTGAGGAAATTATGGCCGTTGATGTCATCCGATTAGTAAAAGGCGATGAAAAGCCAGTTATCGTCCTCACTTTGACGGATGACATTACTGGTACGCCAATTGATCTGTCGTTGGGGACAACGACTGTTTCTGTAAAGTTCCGTGCTGCTGGTACAACTACGCTTCTATCTACAATAAGTTGTACGAAGTTAAGCGGCGGTACTACCGGTCAGGTGCAGTTTGACTTTCAGGGCAACGTGCTGAACGTAGACCCCGGTATGTATGAAGGCGAGATTGTGGTTGACTACAACGGTCAGTTGCAGACAGTGTTTGATACCCTGCGCTTTACAGTTAGGGCGAACTTCTAATGGCAAACATTCGAGTCGCTTACGCGCTATCGTCGGTACTACTAGCCACCCCAGCGGCGGCTACGGTATCTGCTGGCGTAAGTACATACTCGATCACAGCCTTAGCCCAACCTAACCAAGTTATTGCGGTTACGGCGTTTGTCGTACCGATGGAGTATTTGGAAGAACAGACTGTAACGATGTCTGATCTCCGAGTCTTTGACATTAACAAAGTCCTCATTGATGTAGTTACTGCAACGGATGTCAATAACGTAGCGTTTGATATTACGGCTACTGCTGTTGACTCGGTGGCTATTGTTGAGAACAGCGTCAAGATATTTAGTGGTACGGTAGACTTTGACCCATCTGACCCAGACGTTGACCCAGACCCAATTAACATCGCTGATGCGGATGTAAAAGGTATAGGGAAAACCCTAACAGAGGCGCTTACTGCATCCGATGTAGATGTCAAAGATATTGGGCAAGCCCCGTCAGACGCAGTTACCGCATCTGAAACAATCAACACTAAAGATGTTGGCAAGAGTTTGACTGACGCGACGGCCGCGGCGGACACGATTAATCAATTTAATACAGGCAAAGTTGTTGCTGATAGTGTGACGGTTGTAGAACTCTCCGCCAAAGTCGTTGACAAACCTGCGGTCGCTGATTCCGTAACGGCCACAGATGACTCATTCCGTTCCCCTGAACTGGCTAAGACTGAGGCGGTTACAGCCTCTGATGCATTTGGGCCATTCAATATAGGTAAAAACCCTAGTGACTCGGCTACGATTGTTGACGCAATCAATACTATCTCGGTCGATAAAGTCCTAACCGATTCAGTTACGATGACTGAGTTCGTGGCTAAGACCCCCGGCTATGCGTTTGACTATGACGTTACCGACGCTGACGCTGACCCAGATCCTGTCTCGATGGCAGATGCACAGGCGTTCAGCCTAGATACTACCCGTAGTGACTCGGTGTCTGCTACGGATGCGGCTGCTAAGAGTGTTACTAAGCCAGACTTGACAGACTCTGTGACTGGTTCTGACGCGATTGTGTTGGCAGCAAGCAAGGTACTAACTGACTCGGCTACGGCTTCTGAGTCTGCGGCGCTAAGCCCTGCTAAGGTTCTAACCGATTCTGTCTCTACTCCGACCGATGCCATCAACACATTTACAGTTGGCAAAGGGCTGACCGATACAGCGACAGCGACAGATGTTCTGAACCTGTTTGCGATCTCCAAGGTACTGACTGATTCTGTCACGATGGCTGAGTCGATCTCAACTACGCTAATCCTTGGGCAGACTACACCGCTCTATCCAGACTATGTGTCGATGGCTGACGGCAATGGCTTTGTGTTCCATCGCTACACAACGAACGTACCTGACTATACAGAGGTGTTAGGTGGCGCAGATAGTTTGCTGAACTCTGATTACATGCAGAGTGCAAGCGACAGTCATACGCACGAAAACTACACTGGCCTCATCAATGGCCCCGGATTATTACTCACCGCACCTTTGATTAGCGGTGAATTTATCACTTACGCTGATACCAGCGGCGCTGGATTAGTTGTAAACTTCCACTATACTGATGCGAGTGATCGCACTGTTGGTGGTTACTACTTCAACCAAACCCCGATCCTATAAGGAGAGAAAGATGTTTAACGATAATGTTAATGTGAAAGGTGAACTACGGATCACCGTGACTAACCCGGAGGGCAACGTCAAGCATGAAGTTGTTGTCCCCAACCTCGTAGTAACCGCCGGTAAAAACTTTATTGCCTCCCGCATGGAAGGTACTTCGTCCAATGTCATGTCACACATGGGAATTGGTACAGGTACAACCGCTGCGGCAGTTGGCGATACTGCTCTTGAAACTCAAGCCGGTCGTGTGTCTTTGACTTCAACTACTGTTACTTCCAACAGCGTAGCGTATGTGGCTACATTCCCTGCCGGTACTGGTACTGGCGCAATCACTGAGGCTGGCATTTTTAATGCTTCGTCTGGAGGCACAATGCTTTGCCGTACTGTGTTCTCAGTGATTAACAAGGGCGCAGCCGATACGCTTGGTATCACTTGGACTGTAACCGTTAACTAATCGGAGTACGAGATGGGAATTAAATTCGCAAATAGCGCGTTTGCCACGTTAGCGTCTGGTATTAATAACAGCGCTACAAGCATTACGCTGACTACCGGGCAGGGTGCGCGTTTCCCATCTCTGGCCGGTGGAGATTTTTTCTACGCTACGCTGATTGACACCTCCAATAACTTGGAGATCATTAAGTGTACGGCTCGTTCAACTGATGTTCTAACTGTTGTTCGTGGACAAGAGTCTACGACTGCACGGGCTTACTCAACGGGTGACCGTATTGAGTTGCGCGTTACGGCCGCTGGTTTTAGCGAAATGTTGCAGTCCAGCAATAACCTATCCGAACTAACAGCCACCGCTTCTACTGCACGCTCCAACATTGGGGCTGCCGGTACTGCTACGGCACAGACTTTCACGGCTTCTCAGCGTGGAACTGTGACGACAGATAACGATGGCTCGTTCAATATGAACGTGACAAACAACTTCAAATGTACCCCCACAGGCAGTATCACTCTGACATTTACCAACATTACGTCTGGTCAAACAGGCAACATCTTGCTGGTAAATGGTAGTAACTACACCGTATCAGCACATGCTAATACCAAGGTAGGTACTGGTGTGTTGGCTGCATTGTCGGCTACCGGAACGTACTGGGTGAGTTACTACTCCGACGGTACGAATGTCTATGTCTCGGCTACTGGAGCATTGTCGTAAATGTCCATCATTCAGGGTAACGCCCATACATCTACTGGCGGCTATCAGATTGAACGCTCACTTAGGTTCAATAGCGCAGACTCGGCGTATCTGAACAGGACTTTCGCCTCTACTGGTAACCGCAGGACATTTACTTGGTCTGGCTGGATAAAACTTTCAAAGTTTTCATATAACCCATATATTTTTTCTACCGGAGCCGCCGCCTCGCCCGAATTTATTTCTATTAGTAGCGGAGATCAATTAAACATTGGGTATTGGAATGGCTCAACTTATGTTTATAGAGTTCAAACCACACAAGTATTTCGTGACCCTTCGGCTTGGTATCATATTGTTGTTGCGTATGATACAACTCAAGCAACTGCATCTAATCGAATTAGAGTGTATGTAAATGGTTCAGAAGTAACTGCGTTTAGTGTGTCTTCATACCCAACTCAAAATTACGATTCAAATCTCAACACAGCCGCTGCTCACTATATTGGTTCAAATGTTAGTACGGCTTATTTTGATGGTTACCTCACCGAGATCAACTTTATTAATGCTCAACAACTAACGCCATCCTCATTTGGTGAAACAGATACCAACACAGGTGTATGGGAGCCTAAAGCCTACACAGGCACATACGGCACTAACGGCTTCTTCCTCAAGTTTGCTGATAACAGCAACACCACTGCCGGGACACTCGGCAAGGACAGTTCAGGAAACGGTAACAACTGGACACCTAATAACTTTTCTGTAACCGCTGGTGCTGGCAATGACTCCTTAGTAGATTCGCCCACATCCTACGGAACCGATACTGGTGTTGGTGGTGAAGTGCGTGGTAACTACTGTACCTTGAACCCTGTTAAATATGTGACCAACTCAATTACATATAGTAACGGAAACCTGCAATACAAACCGGGAAGCAGTTACTCGCAAACGACTTATGTTGAGGGAACGATTGGTGTATTAGGTGGAAGCACAGGCAAGTATTACTGGGAAATATCTTCAGACCAAGCGGGTAATCTTTGGACTGCTGGAGTAGCATTACAAAACAATACCATTGGTAGTTCTAACATTGGAACTACTGGCTCTGTAATGATATACAACACCAGCAAGTATGTTAATGGAACAGAGACTGCTGGATATTCGACTCAGATAGCGGCAAATGGTGTTCTTGGTATTGCTCTTGATGCCGCAACTGGAAAGGTTTGGTTTAGGAATTCAACTGGATGGTTTGGTAGTGGTGACCCTGCGGCTGGCACAAATGAGACAGGGATAATAACTGGCTTTTCTGGCGGTACATTGGTTCCTGTTACTCAAGCAAACTCCGCATCAACTGTAACTGCCAATTTTGGTCAGCGGTCTTTTTCATTTACCGCCCCCTCTGGCTTCAAAGCACTCTGCACACAGAATCTGCCTACGCCGACTATCGGTGCAACTAGCACGACACAGGCGAATAAGTATTTTGACGTAACAACTTACACAGGTAACGGCACAAATAACCGTGTCATTACAACAAACCTAAACGAAGTTGGTTTAGCATGGGTGAAAATTCGTAGTAGTGCAGACGACCATAGATTAGCCAACATTGTTACGGGCGGTAATAAGCACCTTAAATCTAATAATACCGATGCGGAATCTACTGCTACAACGGTCATTCAGGCTTTTAGCGGCTCGACATTTACGGTGGGAACAGACAACTCTGTAAACGTCAATGGTTCTACTTACGTTGCGTGGACTTGGGCGGCTAATGGTACTGGGTCTACAAATACGGCTGGCACTATTACCAGCACAGTCAGCGCAAACACTACTAGCGGGTTCTCGATTGTTACTTATACGGGTACAGGTGCTAACGCTACGGTAGGGCATGGTTGTCAAGTTGGTGGCGTAGCAACTGCGCCTGCGTTCATTATTATAAAGAAGCGCAACAATACTGGAACTGCATACAACTGGTGGTGTTGGCACTCGGCTTTTGTTACTGCGGGTGGAAACGATTTTATTGTTTTGAATCTTACTAGCGCAAAGGGTTCTGGAGGCCCTGTCAATTCGTGGAATGACACGGTTCCATCGTCAACAGTGATTTCGCTTGGTAGTTATGTGCAGAACAATAACTCTGGAGACACATTCGTAGCCTACTGCTTCGCACCCGTGGCTGGCTATTCTGCCTTTGGTAGTTATGTTGGCAACGGAAGTACGGACGGAGTCTTTGTCTATTTAGGTTTTCGGCCTCGTTTTATATTGTTCAAACGAACCAACACAACTGAGTCATGGGTTACAGCGGATTCTGCGCGTTCTCCAGAAAATCAAGTTGGTAGATACCTTCTTATAGATTCTGCTAATGCAGAAGTTAACGCAAGTATCGCGTATGATTTTTTAAGTAATGGAATTAAATTTCGAAACGCCTCCCAAAACGAATCAGGGAGTACTTATATCTACGCAGCCTTCGCTGAAAACCCCTTCAAATACTCTCTTGCGAGGTAACTATGTTTCTATTTAATGGCAACCCAATTTCAATCGACACCGAGCAAGTTATTGACGGTGTGCGATACCCACACCTACGCGATCCTGAACTGCGTGAACAGTTAGGCATAGTAGAAGCCGATGACCCAGTGCAATACGATCAACGCTTCTACTGGGGCGTAGACAATCCCAAACTGTTAAACGACCGCGAGGAAGTAGACCAAGACGGCAACCCAATGTATGAACAAGTTTTGGGGGAAGTTGATGGTCGTCCTGCAATGGTAGCCTCAACTAAACGGCTAGTAACAAAGGGGCTGAAGTCACAGTGGATTTCACAGACTAAACAAACTGCTAATTCTATACTGGCACAAACTGACTGGACAGTTACTCGCAAGGCAGAAAGAAACATCGACATCCCACAAGATGTTGTAACATTTCGTGCAGCGGTTGTTGCAGAGTGTGACCGCTTAGAAACTGCCATTACGGCATGCGCTACGGTAGAAGAACTAATTACCGTAGTAGGTAGCCAGAACTGGCCGAAGGAGTAGACATGGGAATTAAAGTCGCCAATAACGCTTTCGGTACACTAAATACCGGCATTACCAGTTCAGATACGACTATCGTACTGAACACGGGTGAGGGTGCGCGTTTTCCCTCGCTGTCTGCTGGCGACTATTTCTTCGCTACGCTGATTGACACAACAAACAATCTGGAGATTGTAAAGGTAACCGCCCGCAGTACGGACACGATGACGGTTGTGCGTGGGCAAGATGGTACAACTGGCCGTGCATATACAACAAACGACCGGTTTGAGTTGCGCCCAACAGCGGCGCTTTTTGATGAGTTTGCATCCCGTGCGAC